GTGTTAGAATTTGCTGAAGGTAAATCCATGCTCAATGGTTCTGAACGCGAAGGAGTTGTATTTCGTAGTAACACTGTACACAATCTCAGCTTCAAAGCTATAAGTAATTTATGGCTGATTAAAAACGAATAGGAGTAATTTTGGCGAATTTTATTAAGCATACGAATTGTGAAAAATGCGGTTCATCTGATGGTAANGCCGTTTATGAAGGTGGATCATCGCATTGTTTNGTCTGTGAATTTACAGTACCATCAGNNGANTTCAAAGANCAANCNNCTAAGAAACCACAAAGANTTCGTACCAATACAANAAAGGAAGAAAAGAATATGGAAATCAAACCAAGTANTAAACCAGCTATTACATCTGAAGAAAACTTTAAGATTAAATCAGAGACTGGAGTTACTGGTAAAAACTTTCGTTGTTTGAAAGACTCAACGACAAAACCTTTTGGTGTTCGTTATGCTTACGATGCTGAAACCGAAGATGTAATTGAACAGTATTATCCAATCACTCAAGATGGTCAGATCGTTGGGTATAAGATTCGTGAAGTACCAAAGAACTTTTATTCCAGAGGTCGTACTGGTGCTGATTGTGAACTGTTCATGCAGTTTAAATTCAATCGCGGTGGTAAGTACATCATGATTACCGAAGGCGAACTCGATGCATTGTCAGCTTATCAGATGTTTGTTGATTACAATAAAAGTAGAAATAGTGATTATGAAGTAGCAGTAGTTAGTCCAACTACAGGTGCAAACTCATATAAACAGATTGCTGCTCAGTATGCTTTCTTCAATACGTTTGATCAAATTATTGTTTGCTATGACAATGATAAAGCAGGTAAAGAAGCTGTTGAAGATGTTATTAAAGTTTTACCAAAAGGTAAAGTCAAAGTAATGCACATGCGATATAAAGATCCGAATACTTATCTTGAAGAAGATAAACAAGATGAATTCATTCGTAACTTTTATGAATCTAAACGATATACACCTGTTGGTGTTCTAGGTTCTGGTGATCTATACGATAAGATTCTTGCTCAAGCTAATGTAGCAAAAGTTCCGTTTCCTCCGTTCATGGATACATTGAACAAGATGTTAGTTGGTGGCTTACCGCTAGGTCATATCATTAATATTGCAGCAGGTACAGGTTTGGGTAAAACATCATTCGTTAATGAAATGATCTATCATTGGATTTTCAATTCACCGCATAAAATCGGTATTGTTTCAATGGAATTAGATTCAGGTCAATATGGTGAAACACTCTTAGGTAGACATCTGAGTCGTAAACTTTCTTTGATTGAAGATGATGACCTAAAGAAGAAATTGCTGGAGTCCGATAACGTGCGTGAAAAAGCAAATGAGCTTTTCTACAATGAACAAGGACAACATCGTTTTTATCTTTTAGATAATCGTGATGGTACAATCGAAGAGATTCAAGATACAGTAGAAGAACTTGTTGTATCATGTGGTTGTAGAATTATTGTATTAGATCCATTGCAAGATATTTTAGATGGTTTATCTAATGAAGATCAAGCTTTGTTTATGAAGTGGTCAAAGGGTATTATCAAGAGTCATAATGTAACTCTGATTTTTATTAACCATGTTCGTAAGTCTGCTTCTGGTGCTCAGAATTCATCACAAGGTGGTTCTTTCACAGAGGAAGAAATTCAAGGAAGTTCTACCATTATTAAATCAGCTTCAGCTAATATTCTTCTAAGTCGAAACAAGTACGCGGAAGATGCTGTTGAGAGGAACACGACGAAGGTTGTCTTGAGTAAGAATCGTATTTGTGGATTGACAGGGCCAGCAGGTAATGTTTATTACGATAACGATACACATACTTTACACAATCTAGATGACTGGTTAAATAAGCAGAATTGATCTTGACGAAAGCCCTAAGTTGTGATAAGCTTAGGGCTTGTTTTATTTGGAGAACTATAAATGAGTTGTGATGTTGAGACTGACGCTATGAAAACTTGCACTTACTGCAAGGTGCAGCAGGGGTTGGTTGCTTTTAGTAAAAAAAGTGCGAATAAGGATAAATTACAACCGCATTGTAAGAGTTGTGCTAAAGAAAATAACAAAGCGTGGCGTGAAGCGAATAAGAACGAAGTTGCAGAATACATCAAGGCGTGGCAAATAGCGAACAAGGATGCGCTTATGGAATATCAAAAAGCGCACTACGAAGAAAACAAGCCTAAACGTTTAGCACAGTGTAAAGCGTGGCAACAAGCAAACCCTGCAAAGGTCAACGCCATCAGTGCCAAACGCAGAGCAGCTAAAGACACTCGTACCCCGCACTGGTTAACCAAAGAAGACTTTGTACTGATGGAACAGTTCTATATTGATGCCAAGAAATTAACCCTGTCAACAGGTATCCTACATCATGTAGACCACATTTATCCGCTACAAGGTAAGAATGTTTGTGGTTTTCATATGCCTTCAAACCTGCAGATTCTCACTGCTATTGAGAATATGAAAAAGTCGAATAAGTTTCAAGTTGGGAATTAATCGACAAAACTATGATATGATATAACTTATTATTTTATTGGAGGAATATATGGATTTGACGAAGGAGTGGGTCTATGACATAGAAACTTACCTGTCAGCGTTCACGTTTGCTATCATTCGTGCTGACGGTAAGTTCCCTAGGGTCTTTGAAGTGTCTCATCGCACGAATGAACTTGGGCGTATATATGCCTGTGTGGATTATATTGAAGCGACAGGTGGACGAATGATTGGATTCAACTCATTGAATTTTGACTATCCAATCTTGCATGAAGTACTAATTGGTCGCAGTGCATGGAATGCTAAGTCCGGCAAGCAAATCGCTGCAGCGGTATATAGACTTGCACAAAAGCAGATCGACTCTTTCAAAGATAACGGTTTTGGCAATAGCATCAAGACGGCAGACCAGATCGTAAAACAAGTTGACCTTTACAGAATTCATCATTTCAATAACCATGCAAAAGCCACTGGTCTAAAGATGCTGGAATTCAACATGCGTCTTGAGAACATTGAAGACTTGCCTTATGCTGTAGATGCCGAACTTAACGATGAACAGATTGATAAGCTCAAAATCTACAACATGCACGATGTTAACTGCACATTGGAATTCTACATGAAGTCTCTACCTCAGATTGAGTTCAGAGATAAACTGAGTATTCAGCTTGGTCGTGACTTTACCAATGCTGATGATACTAAGATTGGTGCGGAGTACTTTCAAATGAAGCTTGAAGATTCAGGTGTAAAGCTGCATCACTACAAAGACGGTAAGAAAGTAATGAAGCAAACTAAACGCGATAAGATTGCAATTAAGGATTGTTTGTTTAAGTACTATACTTTCACGCGACCAGAATTTCAAGCTGTCTTTGATTGGTTTTCTAGTCAGGTTATTACTGAAACAAAAGGTGTNTTCTCTGANATTGAAGAGCATGACCTTGGTGAAGTAGCAAAGTATGCTAATCTTACTGTCAAACGCAAGAAGCTCAAANTTGTAGACNTTGATCAAGATACTGCTGAGTTTAANAAAGAACATCCTTTGGGTTGGATTGAAATTGAAGAACTCAAAGCAACTGAGTATCTATTTGATTCCAATGGTTTGCATGTAACAGAACACGTGTTAGATGCAGATGGTTGTCCTGATCTTGCAAAGAAACCAAAGAAGGTTAGAGTACCTAAGAAATCTTATTGGGGTTGCTACAATATTGTTGAGACACTTAATGTAGTGGTTGATGGTTATCGTATTGACTTTGGTGTAGGTGGCGTACATGCTTCATTATCAGATAAGATTGTCAGTGAGAATAAAACATACATGGTGCGTGATGCTGACGTAAGCTCAATGTACCCTAACATCGCTATCGCTAATAAAATCTATCCTGAACATCTAGGTTCTGAGTTCTGTGTAATTTATCAGGACATGTATGAACAGCGTAAATCTTATGCTAAGAATACAGCAGAGAATGCNATGCTTAAACTAGCTCTGAACGGTACTTATGGAAAGAGTAATGATAAGTATTCTGTGTTCTATGATCCTAAGTTTACAATGTCAATTACTATCAACGGTCAATTGTCTTTGCTTATGTTGGCAGATCAATTGTTGCAGATTCCGAAGCTTAAGTTAGTGCAGTTAAATACCGATGGTTTGACTGTAGCTATGACACGCGATAGTGAAGAGCAGTACAATTCCATTTGCGCTCAATGGCAAAAAGATGTAGGCTTGGAATTAGAGTTTGTCGATTACAGTAAAATGTACATCAGGGATGTAAATAACTATTCAGCAGTCTATACGAATGGTAAGATTAAACGCAAAGGTGCATACCAATACGAAGGTCTAGAATGGCACAAGAATCAAGGTGGTTTAGTTATTCCAATGGCAGTAGAAGCTGCAATGTTGCATGGCAAAGACATAAGTGAATTCATCAAAGATCATCTTGATAAAGGAAACATCTTTGATTTTATGCTGCGTACAAAAGTACCTCGCAGTTCTACACTTGTGCTAGAATTCGAAGANGGTCGANTAGAGCAACAGCAAAATATTTGCCGATACTATCCTTGTAGGACTGGTGGTAAATTGATCAAGTTGATGCCAGCACTACCTGACAATGAAGATCAGAGCGCAAGACGAATGGGAATTGATACATCTTGGAATGTAAAAACTTGCAACAACATCGCTGATTTCAGTTATGATGTGGACTTGGATTATTATGTAAGTGAAGCTGAAAAGCTCATAATCGGAAAGGAACGAAATGCACCCTCGACTTAAAGTACTGTCCGTTGAAGCAATGGACTATGCAGCAGAACAATATGGCCCACAACGCAAAGGTGAGAAAGTATGGAACCCTTATGTTTTTGAACAGAAGTTTGCNGAATTGATTATTCAAGATATTTGTAACATGCTAGAACCAAGNGAAGAACATCGAAAAGATGCTTCATGGGGTTACATTGGTGGTGAAGAAGGTNTTCAATTGTTAGATAGTTCAATTGAAACAATCAAANCTCATTTTGAGATACAAGAATGAGNTGGAANAATNCNTTNCCTTGGTGGATTTATGATGCTATAATTGAGCATGATCGTGCTAAAATGCAGTGTTGTTTTGAAGAAGAGTGGTTTTCTGGAACTCATAAAGTTTTACCGAAACATGTCATTGCTATTTCAAAAGCTACGTTTGAAACACATGAAGTTGGAGGGTGGAATCATGAGCCATTACATGTACAATAAAGAGTACCAAGCTTTGCAACAGTACGATGAACAGAACAATCTAAGATCTAGTATGTCTATGCCACAATCAGACCTGAATGACTTAGCTAGGTTAAACATAAAAGAAAATATTTTACGAAATGTTGACACAAAGTTGAAATCTGATGTATAATTAAAAGCATGTAAGGTAGCGCCTTACAACTCATTGCAAGAGATTGTTGTAAAAATAGGATGCAAAGTCCTGTACAAACATTATGGGATTCGTTCAACGGATAGGACATCTTTCTTCTAAAGAGATAATAGTGGTTCGATTCCACTATCCCATACCAATTTTATAACTGTAATTCAGTGGTTAGAAGGACACTCCAGCTATGATGGTAAGATACACCGAAAAAGAACTGGCTCTGTAGGACGGGGGTTCGATTCCCTCCAGTTATATCAGTTTTAAAGTTACGAGTATCTGAAAGGATCGGCCTCGACGCTTATGTACTTACTCGCAGATGATTCTAGATACATCTAAGCTGCGATAGTCGGAAATCATAAGACTCGTAACTTTAATCTAAAATTAGTCCCGCCATGCTTGTTGCTCATATCCCTAGAGTTAGCAGCCCACATCGGTCGAGGTAGGTGTAAGCCCTATCATTAAAAATGCAAGTACTGATGGCGTGGTACTGCAGGATTTCTAGGCCAAAGGATTGTCGTCCGGATGTAAAAAGACACTATAATACCTATTTAGGGATAGGTGGTTATAGTTCAGTATATTTCAGGTTGGGTAGACGAACGTGGTCTACTATTTGGGGAGAAAGACGGTAGCCACTATGCATGGTGAAATATCTACTGAACACTTCTAAGATACGGAATATGCTGAACTATAACCGTGAGTGAAGCCGAAAAGTCAGGCAGCGACCTCATAAGTCGTTGGAAGCAGGAGCGTTACCTGTCGCTCACACCAAATAAGGAGAACTATGAAAAATCTTTTGATAGGCTCACAAGCATTAAGATATTGGGATCGTAGCTTCAACGTAAGATCTAATTCTGATTGGGATATCATTAGCAAAGATAAAATTTCTGATGACAATCTTAGTATTGAACATCATAGTTTTGATAGCATTGGCAATGATGATCTTTTAAATTATGCAAGTGAATCTTATATTGAAATTGCAGGTCAAAAAGTACATGTAGTAAAACCTATCGGTCTTGCAATTGTAAAGCGCAGTCATTTNTGGCGNGATCGTAGTTTTGAAAAGCACATTACACAATATCATAGGCACTTGAAGTTNTACCGTNAATATTTCACTAAAAAAGATATAGAAGTTTTGAATAAGCGAACNAAGCTAACAGCATTGGCTTACCCACAATCTAACCCTAACTTAATGCAATCAGTAGAAGATTTCTTTGATGATGCAGTAATTAAAAAGTACAACCATGATTATTTACATGAACTAATTGCTTACAATGATGAACCTTTATATAAGAAAATGCAAAAATGTTCATCATCGGTGTCATGTGATGTTGATTTATGGTATACTTTCACTCATGAACACAAGGTGCAGTGCATAGCAGAAGAAGCTTACGTAATTTCAATCGAAAGGTTCTTAGTACCTAGTGATTGGCAAACACCAAGTAAGCTTGCGTTTTATAAATCAGTCAATAAGATTTGTACTACGTTATGTTCAGGTTGGTTTCGTGATTATGCAATAGATAACTATACAGAAGTATTAGATATCTTTGATTCTGTTAAGGTAGAGAAAGTTAAACACATTTTAATGAAGGAGTAATATGTTAATACATGAAATTATAGTTTTGCTTAACGCTTGTGAAGAAGAAGATNTNAGTAACATGATGGATAATTGGTTTANTGATGANGTTAAACAATTGTTAAGTGCTCAAGNTATAGCATTCGAAGGAGNTGAGTTCCTATGGTGGTGAAGATCAAGGTTCTGATTACTGGAATGTAGTAAAGTTTACAAAAGATAATGAAGAATGTTTTNTTANATTTCACGGATGGTATGCTTCGCACTACGGTACAGAATACCGAGGTTTTAACTTAGTATCTCCAGTTGAAAAAACTATAATTGTATATGAGTAAATTGTTTCCGTCAAATTCAGATATTTGTAAAATTGCAGGAAACACAAATAAATGTTGACACAGAATCTGAGATTTGTTATAATCTCACTTCGGTTATTGCTTCCGTTATAGCAAAGTCTTATTATTAATAGTCGAAAGGAAATATTATGCAAAAACTAACAGGTATGCTTGTCTATGTACAACTTAACAAACCAACTAAAGGTTATACAAAGCCGGGTACACCAGCAAAACCAGACGAATGGAAAGCATCTGTAGCGATTACAGATGAAGATGTGCTAGATGAATACGAAGCGTTCACTAAAGAAATTGATGCTGCAACCTCAATCAAGAAGGTAAAAACTAGTGAGTTCGAAGGTATTTACAAAGTAGCACCTCCAGAAGATGCTGGTAAAAATATTTGGGTAATTACTTTGCGTAAGTCAACAGAGCTTGGTAAAACAGGCAAACCAGTACCTGACTTGTACAAACCAAAAGTATTTGAGAAAGTTGGTAACACTCTTGTTGATGTAACAAACAGCAAACTACCAGCAAACGGTTCATATGGTTCCATCAGTATTGATAAGTTTGAACGCACCAATGGTACAACTTCTTTGTATCTGAAAAACGTGCTAGTAACATCAATGATTGAGTACGTTCCAGATGAAACAAAATCTTATAATGCAGGTGAAGAGTTTGATGATGACGCACCAAAAGTAGAAGAAAAAGCACCAAAAGCTCAAGCTGCAGTTAAGACTGAAGTAAAAGCAAAAGCTCGTGCTAAAGTAACAGAAGTAATTGATGATGAAGATGACATTCCGTTTTAAATAAAGGACAAGTATGAAAACAACAACACGTAAAGATACATTAACAATCACTGCATTGTTAATTTTACTAGTCACTCTAGTAGTGATTGGCCCACTTGCTGTCATCTGGTCATTGAATACTCTATTTCCAATTCTAGCAATTCCATTTGGCTTTTATCAATGGGCAGCAGTTATGCTTCTGAACTCCATTGTTTTTGGCAAAGCATATTTTACTAAAAAGGGTTAATATAATGAATCAAAAAGAAGCAATCGCTAGTCTAGTTAAGCTGTATACTCAAGAACAGTCTCTTGCAGAAGAGATTAAAGATATTAAAGATACAGCAAAAGAATCAGATTTAGATCCTGCTATTATTTCAGCCGTAGCAAAAGCTATTGTAAAGAATAAAGTAGATGATCTAAAAGTTAAATCAGATGAGATTCTGAAAGCTATTGAAGTTAGCCGAAGCTAATATTTACCCCGAGGCTAATACCCTTGGGGTTTTTCTTTATA